CCCGGTCTTCCAAGGCCGCCCGCTGGAAGTCCTCGTCGTAAATGGCCTTCATCGCAGCCGAACGCTCTGGCGCGAACTTCAGCGACAGGTAATACGCGAGGCCCGAGGCCAAACAAGGCAAGAACCTGAAGTTCACGTCCGCCGTGTTCGTGTAATCCCCCGCATCCTGGATGCGACGGATGCGGTAGTACACGAAGGTGTAGTTCTGATCCGCTGCGGGATAGAAAAACACCTTGGGCACGTTTGCACGCTGCACGTAGAACTGCGCAGGGCGCGCCTGCGTGGTCTTGTCAGGCACATTGAGCCAGTCCTCCCGACTGATGCGCTCAATGTAGACGTCGGTGTTAATGCCTTGGTTGTTCTGCCGAATGATGGCTTCGAGCACGTTGACCGTGTCCGTGGGCAGGTTGATCTCGTTGACCCCCTGGGTCAACGCGTAGGTCGCTTGCTCAATCGTCCACAGGTTCAGCCCACGATTGGCCCAATCGAGGAACAGAAGGTTGAGCGAACGGCGAGCCGAGTTGAGCTGATAGCCGCTCGTTGCTCGAATGCCGCAGCGTTCAAACGCTTCCTCGACCAGGTCATCGATCGCTAGGTCGAAGGTGGTAGTGCCGGAGGTGGTCATTTGTTGTAGAGGTTATCGAATGTTGCTTGCGCATCCATGTACGAGTCGTCCTGCTCCGCACAATGTGTCCACTGACTGGGCCTGAAGTCAGGTGCCCCTTCCCCTGTTTGCCAAAACGCAGGGCTTGTGACCCGGACGCGGTTGTTTGGCAGCGCCACAATATTACCTGTCCACTTGCCCGCATCGGTCAAAATCAGCACATGACTTTGCTTGTGCTGAGCAGGGCAATCGGCCACCTCGCTCTCGGCGTAGTCCACGGTGAACAGGTATCTACCCGTGTAAAACTCGCCGTCAATTTTGCACATCCAAGGGCTTGGGCTGGTCCGAGCAAACTTGATCACCGTATGGTGATGCGACGGGCAATCCCAAGGCTGCGCCATGTGCGTGGGCATGCGCTCCGGCCACTCCTCCAGTGGGATGTCTCCCACCAACGCGGTGATCGGCATGCGCGCCCACATCGCTCCCCCATGCACGTTTTCAGAGCCATCTACTTGGCTTTCACACCCGGTAAATACAAGCTGAAAACTCAAGCAACGATCCGGCATGACGTTGACCGCAATAACATTTGCGTGCAAGTACTCGCCATGATACTTCTGGTGCATGTGGGTAAACTCGCGTCTAACCCAGCACTTAAAGTACGGGATGTTGCTGATGAGGTATGACATTACTTAGCGCGTTTGGCCATCTTCTTAGCAGCACCGCCAGCAGCGTAGCCCTTGGTCATCATGCCACCAGCAGCGTAGCCCTTGGTCATCATGCCACCCCCCATTTTGCCAATGGGCTTGCCCATGGCCATGCGCTTGTGCTCATTGACGTTGCCTTTGTTGGCCATGCCGCCCTTGGCCATCATTATGGGACCCGTTTTCTTACTGGGCTCAGAGATCATCTTGTTTGCGGGGCCGCTTTCAACAGCACCACCACCGCGCGTAGCGGCACCCATTCCACGTCCAGCCATGATTATTTCCCCTTCTTCATTGCGCGACCGCGTGCATCAGCGGTCTTGGTCTTCATGGCACGGCCCATCTTGTCCGCCATGCCGCCTTTTTTCATCTTGCCCACGCCATCGGCCGCGAAAGAAGGCACCATCTTGCCGCCTTTCTTGACCATCTTCATCTTGCCCATCATCGCATTACCCTACCTTTCGGATTTCGTCCAGTTTTGCTTCCAGGCGGTTGAACCGCTGGTCCACATGGCTCAAAAACTTGTCAAACCGATCCTCCACTTCTCGCCGTGTGACGTGATCCCGCGCGACTTCCTCGCGCGTCCGATTGAGCAGGATGCCGAGCCGGTTCAGCTCATCAAACTTGCTCTTAATCAGGAAGGCCAAGACGCCCACGATCGCTGTCAGCACGATGTTCCAAATCATCATTTCCACAGCTCAACATCTCCATCGCCTGCGTGCCTGTCGAATACGGCTATTCGGGTCTTTCGCCGCCTCGGGATACATCTTCATCTGCCCCTCGGACCGTGCACAGTACGACGCACGGCGCTTTGCATCAGCAGGCGACGGGTCCTTCTTCGTCACCGCCGTTTGCAGCTTGCTACCAGGGTTGGCACGCCGGTAAGCGGCCACCCCCTTCTTGGTCATGCCAGCACCTTGCTTGGTGGGTCGGAAATTGCCCGACTTCACCGAAGTCTTGATGCCCATGCCCTTTTTGGTAGCCATTACGCAGCAGCCCCGCCCTCAAAAAGCAGCGTCACACTGGTGATCTCGGCCGAGCTGAGGTCGATGTAGATGCCGCTTCCGAACAGAATCCCCATGTCGGGGATGATGAGGTCCTGCGAGCCGATGGCTGCGGGCGACGTCAACGTCAACTTGGCCGTGCCGCCACTCGTGCTCCCATCCTTGAGAGTGATCGTGGCGGAGGTGGCCGTGTGCGTGAAGTACACCCCCAGCAAACGAGTGCGGCCAGAGACCGCCGCCGCAGAGGCGGTCTTCCGTACCGACTGGATGTTGCTGAAGCTCATGACGGCCTCCTATTAACGGGTGGCCGCTGCGAACATGTAGTCAACAGTGGTCGTCCGAGTCCCCGTGGCACTGCCCGACAGCGACATGGCGGCAAGCGCCAGCTCGGTCGTCGGGATGTTGGTGCTGTGGTAAGCAACCTGAGTGCGGTCGATGTAGAAGAACACCTGGCCCGTGCCCACGACCCGAATGCCCAGCGTCACGTACGTGTCGTCAACCAGGTCAATGCCCGAGTCCGTGGAGGTCTCGGTGCCACCCGACTCGGTCTTGCACAGGATCGATGCATTGCCGTCGTCGATCTGGAAGCAGATCCGATCGGCAGCGGTCAGCATGTTCTCGGGGTTGGTCGCAAAGTTCACCGTCAGGCCCACGCAAATGTCGGTCTGATCAGCGTCGTTGCACTTGATCTTGGTCTCAAACCAAAGCGACTTGTCCGCTTGCGCCTTGAAGATCTCGTTGCCCTGCACCGACGCGCCGTCGTTGTCGGTCGTAGCGGCAGAGGTCAGCTCGAGAACGCCATTGACGATGTCCGCGCCGATGCCGGCCGAGGCTCCAGAGTCTTTGACCACGGTCCAGGCATTGGTCGAATCCAGCGCAACAGCCGTGAAGTCGTCCATGTACGTGACGACGTCGGTGTCAACAGCGGTGGTGAGATCGGTGCCCCAGGCACCGGTTGCGCCTTTTCCAGAGTACTGGAGCGGGCCGGAGTAATGGGTAGCAGCCATGATTTTCCTCACATGCGAGTTGCAGTGCGCCTGTCTGCATGTCGTCAGCCGGGACTGTCAGACGCACCGAGAATGACCCCGGAATGCCCTCAATATACTCGATGTTGAGGGAAAGAAAAAGGGGGCCGAAGCCCCCTTTTTCTAGGCCATCAGGCCCCCGGCGATCCGAACAAGCCGCGCGGATCACTAAAGCCGAAGCTGTAGCGCTCGCGAGCCTTGTAGCGGACGTTGCCAGTGTCGAAGTCGCCTTCGAAACCGGTCTTGATCGCCACGCGCGAGAACATCTTCATGCCGTTCGGCGCATCGGTCTTGATAAACCATGCGTCGGGGTCGGTCAGGAAGTGGTTCACGGTGTAGCCCTGCGGAACCATGCCCATGTTCCGAACCGCGTTGATGTCGTTGTCGGCCGTGCCAACACGAAGCGTGGACTTCATGATGCGGTCGGCAGTAAACATCAGCTCTTTCGGGATGATGAGCTTCAGGCCCTGAACAGCGATCTTCAGGCCACGCTCGTCCGTGAACGCGGCGATGTCGATCAAAGCCTGCTCAAGCGAGGTCTCAGACAGGTCAGCCGGAACGGTCAGCTCGTTCTTCAGATCCGGGCCGCCCAAAGTCGGGTGGTCCAGAGCGCAAAGAGGCTTGCCGTCACCGCCGATCGAGGTGTCGAACGCGCCGTTAAGCACGGCCGCCGCCTTGATCTGCTTGGTCTGCGACATCGAACGGGCCAGGGCACGGGTGTAACGCGCAGACAGACGATCGTAGAGGTTGTCCTCCACGGCTTCTTCGGTCAGCGAGAACGCCAGCGCGATGGTCTCGTGCGTGTAGCGAGCGGTGTAGACCTCTTGCGCTTGGTCGTACGCGACGCCAGCGCCTTCAGTCTTGACCGGGGCCTCGCCGAAGCCCGATTCCATCACCTCTTCCTCGAACGCGCGGTCAGAGGTCTCGATCGAGTAGATCTCGGTGTGTTCCTGCTCGTAGTTTTTGTACTCCAAGCCGAACAGAGCATTGAGGCCAGGCTCAAGCTCTTTCACCAGTTGTGCACGTGAAATTGCCATGATTAAGCTCCTTGACCGGCAACACCAGCACTACCGTACAGGTGCTCGTTAATCTTCACCACAACCACAGCATTGGTGCCATAGGCGTTGCCGGGAACATCCCACAGGCCAACGATCTTCAGGTTCAATGCAGCCGTTTTTGCAATGGTGGACGAGTCCAGTTCCATCGTCGAAACGCCCGTGGTGGTGCTTCCGCCGGTGCCCACAACATCGGCGTTAAAGCCGACTTGAGTCTGCGCAACCGACTCATCCACCTGGATGATAAAGAGCTGGTTGGGATCATCGATCACGTCGGCAATAATCTTGCCCTGCGTGATGTTGACCGAACCGGGGTAGTAGTTCTTCCAGGTCGGCTTGCCGGTGGTCGGGTCGATGTAGTTGCAACCATTGAACACACCTACCGCAGCGGTGTGGGTCGCAGGCGCAAACTTGACGAGGTAACCGTCATAAACGGTGACCAAGTCGCCTTGGAAAATCGCCCCGGACTGGTTGTCGGCAATCTCGTATCCGTACTGCTTTTGACCGCCAGTGGCGGACAGATTGCCGAGGGCACGCAGACCAAAGGGCTTGTCAACATTAGCCATTTGATGGTTCCTTCAAAAGGGTTACTGGTCTTTCGACCCGCCAAATGAGACTCGAGATCTGCGGGCAGGGCGTTCGATGACCATGCTCGAATGCGCATTGGCCTTCATCAGCTCATTGTCCGCAGCTTGAAGCTGATCTCCCGCTCGCTGTTGGTAGTACGCGTTTCGTTCCTCAACCGTCTCT